ATGCTCGCAACTTCAAGAGATAGAACCAAAGACTTATTTCTAGAAGACGTTGTCAACTTCTTAATTAACAGCGATATTTCGGTCAATACAAATGTTAAATACACAGGTCAAAGTGGCAATAACATCAACTTTGAGATTCTGATTGGTCGAACGAAAACAACCTCCGCTGAGGCATTAAAACTAGTGAATAATCCAACTGGAAATGCCTACAAAGAACCAATCTTTTCAATTACAGATGTACGTTCATTTAATGATGAAATTAAGTTCTACTTGCTCGCAAACGATCTGGAACGTAATATTTCGCCAAGCTTTCAGTCGGCAGCAGAGGGTTACAATATCACGCTGTTGCCATGGTCTCAAAAAGCCAGTTGGATTGGTCAGTTGAGGCTGGCTTGAAGTAGCATTGCCAAAACACTTTTCTAAGACCTAATAGCACTAACGGACACGAACTAGTTCGCAACAAGCGTTCTCAACCGCTGATATTAATATGCCAACTAGATATTGGGTCAATATATGGATATAGGCTTGATTTCGCGATGTCGTTTATCACCCGCTGAAATCACACCGTGTTTTTAGTCTATACACCAAAAGAAAGCCAGTACTGGCAATCCCGCGGACACAAAAAGAGCCTCAAAATTGGTACATAAATGTTTTGACCCTTTTGGCTATTCAGTCAAAATTCAGTCACGAACATTTACAACACAATTTTGAGGCTCTCATTTTTTCCTATCCAAACGACCTCAAACCCACGCTATTAAAGCCGTGCGTTCAATTCCTTGGTCATATCCTCATAACCCGGACGGCCGAGCAATGCGAACATGTTCTTCTTGTTGTGATTTGCTTGAACACTGATTTCATAGGGTTTCAAATCGCCGGTGTAAAAGCAAAAATAGCTATATATCAATTTCTTAGGTTTCACAATTTCGGATTCACTTCACCATAACTTCACCACGAATTACTTATATTTATATTATTGCATAAGCAAATAAGCCCTCCACCCGCGTTAGCGAGCAGAGGACTTTTTGTTACCTGATATATCAATATTCTTCTCCGTCCCAGCCACGTAGACCAGGAGGACCACAAACGGCTGATTTATGCTCCAAGGCCATTGTCACAGACTGAACGGAGGCAACAGCATCTATAAGTTCATCAGTTGAATGCTTGTCTGAAGCGGAATCCAGCAACTCTGAAACGGCTCTCATTAAGTCACGTCTCACATAACTTTGCTCAATAACTCGTGCTTGACCAATTTTTTTAGACATATGCACTCACCTTATTTAAATTTTTTGGTTTCAACGGCAACCCATTACTTGATGTACAGGCTTTCACCTGGGTAAATCAAACTGTAGATTGACTTGCCATTGTTGGCTGCCAGTGTGTACATGCTGATGCCATACTTGCTGGCAATACTCCAGAAGCTGTCACCAGAGCGGACTGTATAATACGTGTGGCTTACCAGCGAAGTATATCCAGACGAACGCGAGCCATAGCTCTCCCCACCATTCACGCCCAAGGCAACATAATGATACCGACCGGAGTAGCTGAGGTACCGTGCCCAGACGTATGAACCGCGAATATACACATGATCATACACAAGGCTCTCACCCGGCACATAGCTGCCAACTGCCGTGTATCCTGTACCAGCACCAGTGCGGATGTTAACAGTCGTGGAAGGCTTGAAAACACCAGTTTGCGCATAGTCGGAATCACTGGCTGCATTTGATTTCGCTGGTTGGCTTGGCACCGGTGTTACAGGTGCTGACGGGGTTTCTGGTTGGCTCGAGTAGCCATTATCAGTGATACCAAGCAGATCAATGTTACCATCGAGGCCTTGCGACAGCCCAAATGCGCTCGTGTACTGCCAAATAGCTACCCCATCCATACTCGGAAAATAACCGTAGTCTGGTTTGGTAGTTGGTAGATAATCACGGTAAGCAGCAATCCAAAGGCTGTTAGGAAATTCTTTCAGAATACGCTGATAATCGACGTGTGCCAATGTATATGGCTTGTAACTGTAATACATGGGCGTGTAGCCTTCGGAATGAATGCGCCGCATACCAGCTAAAATTGCATCCGTATTAGCTGCCATATTCCCAGAAGCACCATCTTCGTAATCCAAAGCAACGATGCTTCCCTTTGGCGTCTGTGCTTTGATACGAGGCATATAACGGTCAAGTGCTTCTAATCCCAACTGGCTACTTGCACCAACACCATACCAGATGTAGCTATGCACACGTTTTCCTGCCGCCTTGGCACTAGCAATTTGGCTATCATACGTCCACTGATCGATGTACGTACCACCGTAAGTTCCGCCAATCTGAGCTATGACGAACTTGTCTTGATCTGTTCCATATCGTCCACTTGCTCCCTGATACTTCGCCCAATCCGGGCCCTGATCACCCTTGGCCGCATTGACCTGCGATGGCAGGGCAAAAGAAATAGCCGCCAAGAAGGCGACTACCAAGGTAATTAGTTTAGTTTTTAGTTTCATGGTTTCCTCCTTATTGCTGTGGAGCAACAGATGCCGGAGCTGACTCCGCCGGTGCTGCAGAAGACGTCTCTGGAACCACTTCACTAGCAGCAGTTACCTGGTCAGCCTCTTTATCCGCTTGCAGTGCCTTAATCTGGTCCTCTAAGGACTTGATCTTAGCTGCCTTGGTGGTAATGAGTGCCGGGTAAGCTAACGCCTGTTGGCTGTCGCTGACGCCCTCTGTGGTTGGGTCAACGGCAACCCCCACAATGGTCAACAGTGCAAATACTGCATTGATCACTGCGGTGAGCTCCTTGCCCAAGTTGGCAAAATCCCAGTTGTAACCGAAAACCGCTGCCGCTGTTTGTACAACCAACAAAGCTGCCGGCACTAATGCCAGCCAGAATTTGACGCTTAATACTCGTACTTTCCAATTAATCTTCATGGTTATCTTCTCCTTTAATGCCTACGTGATCTTCCAATCGAGTAATCCTAACCGAGTGACTGCCAAGCTCGTCATCGTGTGTTTTCAGATGAGCATTCAAGTCTGCCAACGACTGTTCGTGCAGCTCGAGCTGACGATTAATCGTATCTGACAACATTTGAATGTCTGAACGCAACGGATCTAGGGCAATCTTTTTGAACAGCCAGCTGCCCGCACTTACACCCACCCCTATGATTGATATAACCTCTGCCCAGTCACCAATCGTGTATCCAAAAAATGTCACTTTCTCACTTCCATTCCACAAAAATAGCCGCTAGCTTTTGCTGGCGACATAGTCACTGCCTGTAATTTGCTTATACTCGTCAGACGTGATTGCTCCAGATTCTACATATCCCTCTATCTGGCAACCCCACGCGTACATCTGTTTTACAAAGTCCTTCATCAGCTCTCGCCCCCTAACTTTTCGGTGAGCGTGGTGACTTTTGCCGCCAATTGCGCGTTTTGCAAGCCCAGTGCGTTGATCATCTGTTGCTCAGGAGTGGGAATCACCTTGTTAGCTTCGGCTTCGAGTTCTGCCTGCTTAGAAGTATCCAACACAAATTGACCATCTATAAGCTTGGTTGCCCCCATGACGATTGTGTCAATGTCGCCCGGTGCCACTTCCACCGCGTCCGTGGTATCGAATGGTGTCTGCCATTCTTTGCCGTCCCAAAATTCCTGCTGGTAGCCAGTGATATAGCTATCACTATCAATAGTGAACAGAACTTTGACTAGATTCTTCTTCTCCATGCTTTGCCTCCTCAAATGGCGAATATATTATTGATGACAGCAAACGCTGCATTATCTTGCTTATTACCGTCATCACCAATGATTCGATCGTCTGCGAGCCAGAATGTCTTTGAGAAAGTACCATGGCCAGCCATAGTTGCTGTTACTCGGAAGTAATTAGAGCCAAGGCTCTGATAGACGACTAAGCCACGAGGGATTATCGAATAGGCATAATCGTTGTTACGGATGACACCATTTTCGTAACGGCTCCACATGACCAACCACCCTGTCAAGGTCTGTGACAGCTTCATGCTCGGAATGATCGTATCGTTACTTGCTGGATAAAAACCGCCTTGCCAAATCACACGACCCCGTGCATTTAATTCATTAACCAATTCCGTATCGATATAGCCTGATACAACACCGCCGTTGTTCGCAGTATGGCTCAGGAACAGCTGACCCGGTGACAGCATGGCTTCAAATTTTTCACTGCTATTTGCAATCTGCTGACTGGAGTATATGAGGCCAGTCGTCATCTCTACCAAACCGGTAGCAGTAGCTTCTCCATTTTGTGTTTTAGAGGAAGTCGTCGTCATTTTGACTTCACCGTCACCCACTGAAATTGTGCCCCGCGTCCATTGGAGGGGGTCTTCTTCCCCACCGGTTGTTTTTGGGTGACCGTTAAAGGGTGTAATGAACTTCGAGCCATTAAAGGTAACCCCATTGAAGGTTAGTCCGTTAAACGTTTCTGCCGAAAGAATCTTGGCGTCGATTTTATAGGGGTTCCATTTAGTCCCATTATAGGTGTAATATCCCGTTACAACCCCGATGCTATCAGTTAGCCAATGCATATCCCCATTTTTTGGGACCTGATGGATACGCGGCACCAACAGTAATGACTGGCACATTATCGCTACCGTCTTTGCCGTCACGACCATCAGTACCTTTGAACAATGCCCATGAGTATTTTATTGGATCGGTACTATCCGCTTGGGTCTGGTCAACGTATATGCCAAGATACATTTTCCCATTACCATCAGTAGTCGAGAAGTCTGTTTTACCATCAATGCTGTTCGCATATGCAACGTGAGTATAGCTTCCCTTGCCGTCACTTCCCCTTGGTCCTTGAATCAATGCCCACCTGCCAGCGTAATCGGCCGGATCATCGCTTGGAACTGATGTCTTCTCACTGTACCTGAACGCCATGTATTTCTTATCAGTTGGGAAAGCTGACATGTTAGTGCCTTGATCGTCATCGGCGTAGCGAATCCATGGATAGTATTGGATTGTTTTAGGCAAATTTTTGATCTGCTCAGCAAGTTGCCGATATTGGGCTGCTACCTGATCATGTTCAATAAGGTAGTCTCCCAATGTTGCTGTGTGCGTATCCATGGAATAGCTTGATTTGAGTTCTAGCAAGCGAGCCGACAGATACAAGTGTTCATCCTCGTCAGCTAAATGAATTGTGTCACCAATGTTGATATTTTGTGGCAGCACAGCAATGTCGGTCTCATAATTGACTGCTTCATGATTGTGAGTCTTAAGGTCAGAGAGCGCAGATTGAAGCAAGGTTGCTTGTGAAGTAGCCGTATAAGTGACAACACGATTGATATACGCTGCGTTGACACTCGGTGCACCACCCTTAGCTAAAAGTCTGCTCCATGTTTGGTTGGCTACCGGGTCAAGCAAAACACCTTCTTTCGTTAATACGTAACGACCATCGGGATCTGTCCACTGATAACCTTCAAGTGTGATTGGCTGTTGATCAGTGGTCTCGCCATCTTTGCTTTCAGGCGTACCACCTGTCGGTGTGACGGCCGTATAGAGATCATAAATACTGCCTGATGTCACAATCTTATTGATGTCTTTATCCACATACAGCGTGATATTCCTATCAGCACCGATGCGCTTATGAATGTTGATTACGCGGCGCACAACCGTTGTTCCAGACACATCGAAGCTAAAGTCTAGTTCAGCATTATCAAACCGAGTCGCAACAGATAGAATACGATTTAAAGTGGTGTCAGACTCGCCAGTCCATTCAAGCGTTCGCTTCAAATTAGGGATCTCGTTAAGACCGATTTCAAAACCTGAATCATTCGTGAATAGGCTAATATAGTCGGCGATGCCCATTGCTTGTGGAGCTTTATAGGGGCCAACGGTCTCGTTAATCAAATCAATACCAGCATCTTCAGCAGTGAATGTGTCCTCACCAGCAAGCGGATCATGACTTGATTCCATAATTGTCATAAAGACTGCTTTATTGCGCTCATCCATATATAGAATGTAGTTGCCACGTGCTGCCATGGTTTGAACCTTAGAAGACAGTTCAGGGGTGAACAGAATGGTTCCTGAATAGGTGCGAGCACCTGCTGAGATAAGCTGATCATCAGTATCATCGACAATGTGGATTTTCCCACCACCGCCAGCAGTTGCAATACCGAGCAAGTGCCATGATGATCTATCCACAAAATAAAAATCCTTCATAGCCATGCCTCCTGCCAAGATAATTCAGCCTTACACTGCTTTGCCCAGCTTGATGTGAGCAATTCGATGGTGTTATTGCCAGGCTGAATCTTGAAGCCGCCCCAATCATTGCCAATTGTTTGCAGTGTCCGATCTTCTGCACCATTGACAAGAACACGTCGATTGGCAACATCAATTTGCACAACGTCCCCGTCTTTAAATCGGTTAGGAATGTCGTCCCAATAATCAACGTTGATCCACTCAAAGTAGCTGTCTTGCCAGTTAATTGACCAACCACGTTGATCGGAGAATCCCGGAAACCAAGCTGTCCAGCCATCAATCGGTACTTTAGAAAATCCTGACACCGTCCGTGTCTCAATGCCGCCATCGCCTAAATCAATGCGATCCAAACGGAAGGTTAACTGATTCCCCATTTTTGTGATAACGGCATTGTAGTTGCCGTCACGATAGTAATTGCGTGGCAGTAAGTCAAAGAAGAGCATCTGTGCTTGGCTGCCATCATAGACTGTGCCGGAGAAAACCCACTGGTCGTTTGAAGCACTATCATCAAACAGCGCAAGAGAAGCGACAATCTTGCCTTGATACGTTAAATTGAACTCGAAACGGCCTACTTCTGCGGCATTTGTCCCAACGTTGACACGATTGACAAACTGAAAATTAGCCGTGTTAGAGCCATTCGAATTTTTCGGAATGGTGCCGCTCATTGAAGGCCCGTTCCAAAAATTACCAGCCGTTCGTTCAGTGGACGGGTAAGCAATACCATCTTTATAGCCAAACGGTCCCGACTGTACGTTGGCATCATTGCCATGCTCATAGTAAGGAAAAGCCGTAACCCCATTATTGAGCGTGACCCCTGTCGGTGTCTGATTGAAATCGAGATGATAAACGCGTTCAGACTTTTGCTTCACAAAACCATCCGTCTCATCGGGAGAGCCAAACTGTAGCACACTGCCCTGATCATTAATAGAAGTTAACACGCCGTCATCACCGTTGATAGTAGCCGTGATAACTGGTTCAGATGGATAAGTTCCAGCATTAGGCACCGTGATGGTGTTGGTATAGTATTCAGGATCAGCTGGATTAGGCGACCATGGAGAAGCTGTGGTGCCAGCATTAAGCTTTTCTTCTTGCCAGTAAACTGTTGTTTTTGCATTAGGAACTAGTTTCACAAGTGTTGCACCATTGGCAGAAATGTTATCAACTCCCGAAGGAATCGTGAACGAAACAGATGAATAGCCAGAAGTGCCAGCCTTGATGGTGTTGCCCGAATACGCGGCTTTCCATGTTTTTCCTGAAGCAGCAACAACACCGACAGCCAAGTCAACAGTATTATCATTTGTTATAAAAATAGTGTATACAAATTTTTGACCCGGAGTTACTGAAATATTTGGGTTTTGACTCGGGGCGTTCCACTGATTGGGATAAACTGTTGCACTTGTCTCCTGATTACTTGTCCCTGTCAACAAATTCATTGGCACGTCCTTGTATGGCACGTTGTCAGCCGTCTTCGTGGCTACCGAGTGCGCAATGCCATCGGGAACAAACAAAGTAAATGAGGAAGTGATCGCGTTCCGGCCTTTAGGAACATCGTCAATATCAGAAAAAGTAGCAATCCAATATTTTGATGGGTCATCGTTGAAAGAAACCTTATGACTATCGCCATGAAGGATGCTATTGAGCTTATAAAATGCTTGCCGGAACGAAAGATTGTCCGCTGCTGCAAGCCTGTAGCCAACAACAATCTCACGAGAAGGATTACGAGCATACTGGATGAACTCACCATCTGACTTGCCAATCGTTTGTTTTTCGATTGACTGGCTTAGTAGTTCTCGGCCACTGACTTGTAGCGTGCTATAACCCGGAATCAAGTCTTCAATGTACTGGCCATCTATTAGCATCGCCTCTGCTGGGCGCTGATTATCGTCAGAACCCGTGAAGGGCGTTGTTTCTCTGAAATCATACAAAATTAAAATAGCCCCTTTCGTCGATTGCTCATTCGTGTCATGCGACTGAGCTCTGTTTGCATTGGGTTTGCGGTTGCACGAGCAACCTCTCGGCCGTCAATGTACAGAGGAACCTCAATCGTTTGCTTGCGAGTGTAGTTGACATCAAGATTTGAAGACAGGGTTGCACCTTGAACGCTGTTATTGAGCGCACTCACGGAAGAACTGAATGCTGACGTATCGACTGCTGGAATGCTCATTGCAGTTGCCGCTGTCATTGCATCAACCGCTTTCGTTATTGGCTTCATGTTGTCAGTGATACCAACAGCAACACCGGCTGGAATATACTGCCCAACTTCTTGAGCCATGACTTTAGAAGGTGAATGAATGCCAAGAGCACCCTTAACTTTGTTAACAATTCCCTTGGCAACAGATACTGCGGCATTCCAAGCTTTGGCTGCCAAGTTGCCAATCCCTTTAACAAGACCCATGATTAGTTGGCCACCAGCATCGACCAAGTCATCTCTGTGATCCCACACAGCCTTAGCCAATCCACTGACAAGTTTCCAACCGGCCGCTAAGATTTTAGGCAAGTTGTCAATTAAAGCTCCGGCAAGAGTTACAACCAATTGAATTGCACTACTGATCAATTTTGGCGCGTTTTCAATGAGAGCAGTGACCAACGCGATAACAAGTTGCACCCCAGCATCAATAATCTGGTCGATATTGTCAATCAAACCGTTCATCAATGCCGTAACCAGTTGGATAGCTGCATCAATAATCATTGGTAAATTAGCAATCAAAGCGTTAGCCAAGGCTGTGATTAATTGCAACGCAGCAGCAATGAGTTGATCAATATGCTGAACAAGCCCACTTACAATAGACATAATGATCTCCAATGCGGCATTCAAAATGGCGGGCAAGTTTTGGGAAATTCCCGTTACCAGTCCTTGCACAATTTGCATTGCGCCATTAATAATCTGATCCATATTTTGCATGAGCCCAGTTGCAAGTGTTTGGATCATTTGCATGGCTGCAGTGATAAGCATTGGTAGATTAGCAACAATGGCATTCACAAGCGCCATAATAAGACTAATACCCGCTGACATCAGTTGTGGAAGTGCTCCGACTAAGCCGGTTACCAGTGTCGTGATCATCGTAATAGCAGCATTCAGCATATTTGCACTACCACCGCCGCTCGTAAGCGAGGTAACTAATGTGGTAATAATTTGAACGCCACCTGTAATGATCGCTGGTAAATTGGCCGTTATGGCCATAAGCAAGCTAGTAATTAGAGACTCCCCTGATGCAATAAGCTGTGGAATTGCACTAACAATCCCTGCAACAAAGTGAGTGATCACTTGAGGCCCTTGTGTAGTTGCGGTTTGTAGCATTGCCTGAATTTGTGTGCCAAATTGGTTGTTTACCACACCAAGGCCAGCAACAAGAGTCGCAATGATCGCCGCGGGTCCAATAACTGACAACCCCATCTTCATTACTCCAGCCATCGCAGTCATGCCATTGGAAACAATTGAAGTCCCAAGATCAAATGATGTGGATAAGCCCGATGAGATACCGTTACCTAATGTAGAGAACAAACCGCTCAATGGAGCCAACTTTGAAGACACGATGGATGTCATGCTCGACAAAGAATTGCTGATCATGCTTGGCAACTCACCAAATGGATTTCCTATTGCAGATAGTGATAATCCCTTTTTGAACGTTGAAGAAAACGATGACACGCTTGCACTCATGGACGGGAACTTAGATGCGACTGAACTTGCGAGTGAGCCAATACCACCATTGAATTCTTTCACACGAGTTGATGCGTTAGCAGTGAATCCAACTATTTTCTGCATACTGGAGCCCAAGGAATCAAAGCCCTTTGGCCCAACCTGCTCGACACCTTTTAATGCTGAAACAAAGTTGCTGATTCCCTTTGGAGCACTTTCGGTTGCTGAAACAAATCCCCGCACCTTACTATTCATTCCGTCAAAGGCGGTGCTAACTTTGCTGGTGTCCGTCAATCCAGATAATGCTTTCGAGAATCCGTTGGCATCTTTAGTGCCTAATCCGAGGAAGTTGTGAACAGCATTGGCCTGAGCCGCGAATCCTGCAAATCCGGTCATGGCTGGTCCAATAACAGTAGACAATCCAATAAAACTTTGAGCCATCTGTCCGAGAGACGAATTAGAATCATTTGCCATCGTCAGCACATTGTTGACCATGTTCAAAATACTTGAATTGATCCCAGAGTTTGCTTGCATGGCAGTATTACGAAGTGCTTCCCAGTTACCACCGACTTGTTCAATCTTAGAACCGATGTTGTTTTGCATATCGCTGGCTTGCTGATTGAGGATGGCGTTAGCTGCTTGAGCGCTTGATGAAGCATCATTGATTGCCTTGCTCATTGCAGTCCAGCTTTGGCTGGCATTGTCTGAATTGTTAGTCACCGAACGAAGCAACGGACCCATTGCCTTAAAACCGGCAGTACCAAACATCGTAGTCAATGCGAGCTGCTTTTGCTGATCGTTCAAACCGCTTGTCGCCTTAGCAACATCAAGCAATATCGTCTGCAACGGCTTCATCTTGCCTTGAGCATCGTAATAACTGATACCTAAACTAGAAGCCATATCAGATGCTTGTTTTGATGGTTTAATGATTCTCGTCAATGCATAGTTCAAGTCCTGTGCCGCCTGAGCAGCCGGAACCCCAGAATTGGAAATCATGCCAATAGCTGTCGAGGTATCCTGCATATTGATTCCTACTTGGCTAGCAATTGATCCAACATCAGCAAACGCTTGCTGCATCTCTTCGATTGAAGCATTGGAGACGTTTGCTGTTTGAGTAAGGACAGCAGCCGCTTGAGCAGATGATCCAATACTGTCTCCCCAGATATTCATAGCAACTTGAACAGTGCCAGCAGTAGCTTGCAAATCTGCCCCAGCCGCTGTAGCAGCTTTAGCAATCGCAGGGAACTCTTCTTTGATGGTATCCAGATTAGCCCCATCTTGAGCCATCTGAACCATAGCATCTGCAGCATCTTGCGCACTCAATGGCAGTTCTGCGCCCATCTTGTTAGCGACATCGGCTAATTCACCAATGTTCTTTGAAGTGCCACCAGCAACAACGGCTGCCTTATTCAGGCTGGCCTCAAATGTGCCAAATGATTTCAGCGATTGAACACCCATAGCGGTAACCGCTGCGCCAGCAATAGCCGTATACTTACCCAACGAGGCAAGCCCACTGCTGATTGAATCTACTGCACTGTTGGCAGCTGATGACATGTTCTCGAATGTTCCCGAGAAGTTCTTGTCTACAGCCGACAAGATGGCCTCGACACTGTAACTATCAGCCATGTGCTCCCTCCTTTCTTTCTGATAACGGAATGATTTTGCCTTCGCGCTTTAACCTCTGAAATTCGGCCATCCGTTTTGCAAATATCTGTGCACGAGAATGCTTTAATTCTGTTTTGCTCATCAGTGATACTTCATAATCCGGTTCATAACTTGAACGTACTTTGTCTACAATTTCTTTCTTGTCAAAGAAGTCATCAAATGTCTTGAACTTCGGCTTAGGATTCTTACTCCCAGTTGTTGCCTGTACTTGCTGGTTCATCCATGCTTGCTGTGCAATCTCATTCTGTCTATCGACTTGCTTAAGCTGATAGGCTTCCATACGCAGCTCATATTCAACAAGCGTCATACGTTCAATGTCTCGAATATTAGAAAAGCCTAGATAGGCTAACGAATTTAGCAAGATTTCGCGATACTGTTGCTCACTTGTCTTACTGTCGTCCTTATCTAGGCCTTCATGTTTTTTGTTGCCGCTTTGACCGCGTTAGCAGATCGCATTTCTTCAGGAATCTGTTTAAACAGTGAGTCTAAGTCAGTCCCGTCTTCGTCAATAAAGTCATCGACTTCTTTTGCAGTTGGTCGCTTTTTAGAAGCGGCAGTTGCGGCATAGATGACATCTGATAACACTGCGGAGTCGTATGAACCTAATCCAACTAAAGCTTTTGCGACCCCCATGCCAAAGTTAATTCCTTTAATGGAAGCCCCAATTGTCTTGTCGAGTTCGCGAACAAAGCGGACACCAAAGTTAAGCTCATATTCTTTGCCATTAATGGTTAATTGCATGATTTAAAATCCTTTCTTTTAAAGCCGCCCGGGTTTCACCCGTACTGTGACTTTCTTGGGCGACTTGCATCAATTAATTAAACGTGCGAAGTGGTTGTGGTGGTTGTAGTAGTTGATTCGCTCGTACCTGGGTCTTTATCAGAATCCCACTTGACACCACCGCCGGTGCTATCAAGGCTAGTTACCTTGCCAACTCCAAGGAATACGTAATCTACCTGTTCCTGAGTTTCGTCATCGAGAGTTGTCCATCCGCGTTTAGGCGTGCCATTAACTGAGAATGTGACATCGCGAGTAGAGTGATCATCAGGGTCATTGTCGCTGCTGTCTTCTTGAACGGTAACTTGCATGTACCATGCGTAATACTTGCCAGCAGAATTCTTACGTTTGCGGTAGAGAATCCAAAAGTCGAGCAATTCGCCGTCAAACAGTGAGTCATACATTACGTCTGCAATTGCAGCCGTGTTGTTCAGGAACTCGACTTCAAGATCGGTACTTGCGGAACTACGAGTTGCTACATTGCCGTCCTTAGTAACGGTGGAATCACTGTCAACAGACGGATCAAAGGACAGCGAAGTCTGCCAAGGGATAACTTGGCCGCCAACCTTTGCTTGATCGCTATGTTTGCGAGCCAAGGCAACAACGTCCATGCCTTCTAGCACTTTTAATTCATTTGCCATGTTATGGCCTCCTATAAAATATTGAGATTGAGTATTAGCGTGGCTCGATTGAGAACCGTGTCAGGGACACTTTGGTCTTGTGTGAACTCTTTTGACTGATCTTCTACACGTCCATAGAATCGGTAGTCATCGGTTAGCACTTGTCCAATCGCGGCACGAAAAAAGCGCTCTGCCATATCAGATACGGTGAAACGCTGTTTTTTGTCGCCCCAGATGTCGATGGTGATTAGCACATTACCATTGAGTGACGTCTTTGTTGCAGTAGGAACAACTTGAATATCGCCAACAATGACGAAGGGATACGGGGCGTTCTCCTGCTGCATTGGCAAATGGTCATAGGTCTTGTACCCGGACGATTGCGAGAAAGCATAGAAGTAGTCGTAGAGTTCTTGCTCTGGTGATGTGATTTGAATCACCTACTTTGCTGCTTGTTTAAGCTGATTAATAAACTGCACTTTCTGATAAAGAAACGCAGGCTTCAATACAGGACGCGCCCGCATGAATCGAGTTCCATTTTCGGTGTATGGGTTGTATTCCATTGACATGCCAACTATGCCCGTTAGGCCGCCAGCTTCAAGCGATAACATGATGCCACGCTTTGTGGCACCAGTAGGATGAGCATACACGGTGCCGGTCATTTGCTGAGAACGAGTCTGGAGCTGTGCTGTCTGCTGCTTGACGATTTGCTTGACAACGTCCATCTTCGCTCGCTTCAGCAGACCAGCAACCAACTTGTCCATGCCTTTTATCTGCATATTGTAGCTAATGCTAGCTTTGCTCATTTCGTCTCACCCACAATCAAAGTGGCGTTTTGAAGCGGGACACGGTCAGTATTGAGGGCATAATGAGTTGCTTCACCGTCAATCGTTAAATAGCTCCAATTGACGGTGACTGGCTCAACTAATCGGATCACCTTTGCCTTTTGAGCATAGTTTCCGAATAGCTGAACGCTCTTGTCTGTTCCCATGTCGGTGACACTGGCAACTGCAGTTGCCACCTTTTTCACATCACCGTATTGATGTGTTTGCGGATCATATTCTTCATCATCAAGCCAGAATGTAACCTCACGATCTAACCGCATACGATCACCTCTTTGGATAGCCAGAAATGAAGCTAACGGTCCCAAGAGACTTGGCGTTCTTCCCGTTGGCTTCTTTCCAGTCATTGATGTCGTCAGCGAAATCATCGAAGTCGTTAGACTTGAACGTGAACGACTGCCCCTCCTGCTCATAAGACGTCATGCCTTCGTTCTTACGCCGATTGTATCGTCGCACGCAGACTTCTAAGGCAATGTAGGCCAACTCACTAGGGAAGGCCTCATCCGCCCGCAAACCGAGCTTAAATCGTAAGGCCTGCGTCGTATTTTTGATAATGAGGTTAAGCACATCATCCTGTGTGTCAGTTTTGATTTCCATCATCGTCTTCAAATCTGCAAGTTTTATTGGATCGCTTTCTGCCATCACTTCACCGCCTTTATTGCTTGAGCGTACTTGTATGAGCACTTCAACTTATCAACGAAGCTAAGGTCATCACCAAACGGGACTCGATCGGTGTACTTGCCCTTAAAGAAAAGATCGTGCATATCACCAGTAACACCAGCATTGTGCATGATCTTGGTTTCATTCCACCGCTCGACTGGATCGATAGCCCAACAAAAATCGAGCTCATCACTAATGACGGGCCCGATATTGAAGTACATCATATTCCATAATTGCGACCACATTTCTGCTGTCCATTTTTGGATATTGCTGTCGACCGTTTGCAAGTATTGCCACAGTCGGTTGCTGTCGACATACACCTTTCGCCAGTATTCAACTGACGGGTGACTGATGAGCCACTGAGCACCACCAGAATTGTGATTAATCGTATCAAGCGAAGCTACCGTAACGCCGACAATATCAGCCATGCGTTTCAGGATCTCTTCTCCGTGTTCGCACTGCTTGATATAGTCAACGCTGATATAGCTAAGCGTGTTACTACACAGCCAGCGATCAGGCTTTGCTTTTAGCTTGCGGAAGTCTGGCCGTTTACGGAAGATGACGTCACTATCAAAGTAAAGATAGTCCTCATTCTCACGTTCGGGGTCTTCAGCTAGATACTGCCACCAAAGCCAAGGCTTCACAGATGGAATGTATCGCTTGTCTGAGCGCTTGTCGGTATACGTGTGTACTTCTACGCCATATTTATTAGCGAGCGTTTCTGGCACCTTAGAATCATGTACAGTGAAGAGCAAAACGATATCTTTCATGTCAAACCCGACACTTTGCAGATTAGTTAGGCAGACTTCCAACTCCCATTCAAAACGTTTAATGGCCGGCTGACATAAAATAATCTTCATTCTGTCCTCCAATCAGCCGCCCGGTTTCCCGTACTGTCCTATTTCGATAGGCGACTTAGATCAAATCAATTAAACGTGCGAAGTGGTGGTGGTGGTGGTTGTTTTGCCTTGAACGAGCACTTTGGCTTGCAAGACATTCTCGGCTTCTGGGAAGCTAGGAAGTGCAGTGGCTGCTGCCTTTTCCCACGTTGCAATTGGATCTTGCGTGGTTTCGTAAACGGTGGTGAACACATTGCCAACAGTGCCCTGTTGAACACCCGGAGTTGCGATCAATCGAGACTCTTCAGGAGTAGGACCATAAACGGTTTGCCCGAGCTGGTCATCACCAAAGGCTACCAAAGTATCTTCCGGGAAGTACCGTTCAATGGTATAGAGACCTTTGGCTCCCTGCTTACGGTACTTGGCATCATACGTGACAATAGTTGGCAAGCCGAACGACTGCATAACCGCATTGAGACTGCCAACACTAGGCAACAGACCTGCTGTCTTGAAGTAGTCGGCAAATGCTTTACTCCGGATAAGGGCAGTTTGTACCTTGGAAGAAGTCAAGATACGCGTTGGCACGTAGTCGAGCAGTGCAAACCAGTCTTGCAAGTCCTTAATCGGATCAGCACCAGCAGCGTCCCAAGAGGTAGTTGCGGTAACTTGGTGTTCTTCTGGAACATGGTAATCAACATTGAAGTTGAGATTGTTCTCATTAATGGTGATCTTACCAGTTGCCAAAGCCTCCATGCGCATCTTTTCAACGCGTGCATAAACGCCTTGAACCAAAACATCCAAGTCGTTGTAAACAAGGCTGGTCAGGTAGTTCTGTTCAGCCGGTGTGCGTGGATTGCGTAATGCGATCAGGTCCTTTTCCTTAAGCTGCATCTTGCGTTTGATGTAACCTAATTCAGCCGCCTGAACACTCGCTTCACGACTGCCAATCTCCGCTTCCGTATCGAATGCAGAAATAGACGCCACGATAGGCGTCTTAGACCCACCACGAAGAAATTCGAAATCCAACTGATTAATTTTGGTTGATGGGAACAAGGTGTCCCCAAGCAATTGCGGGTACTGGCGGTTTTGAACGTAATCAAGTACTGTCTTTTGATTAAACAAATCTAAAATAGCTGGCATAAGTTAATCCTCCTTAGTCAGAAACGTGGCTGAATTTGATTTCTTTCAGCGCAGTGATAGCGTTAGTGGACGGCTTGACTGGCAAGCGAGCTGCGTTCACATATCCTTCAACGATGACGCCTACCGGTTGAGAACCCTCACTGACGTCAACATCATTAATGGTCACACCGACTGCCGTTGCATCGTTCTTTGGATAGATAGAACCTGCTGGCAATACACCCTTTACGACACCATCAGTTGAACTGTCGGCTTGGTGAGTGAATGAAACGAATTTCTCGCTATCCAAGAAGTTGATCTCGGATGCGGTTACCTTTTTACCTGCGTACATAAAAGTACCTCCTTATTTTTGTTTCCATGGATCGGTATCAACTTGGCTCTGCTGATTCCGTTGTTTAGCAAATGCCGCGCCCGGAGTCTCCACCTTTGAACCATGCGTTTTGGGTGTGCTTCCCTTAAGCAACTCTTGACGAACACCTTCAGCCACTGCCTGATCATGCGCAATGAGCCACTTTACATTCGCCTCAGTAGATTCTGCCTCTGGCGTTACAACGTGCTGCAAATCGTCCTCAGTGACTGTCAATTTGGCGTCCTCAAACATCGATCGAGCCTGTTTGCCCATCTCGTAGGTGGCAAGCTGTGACTTGAGTTCGTCTCGCTCTTTTTGAGCCTTTTCTAGCTCATAATCCTTCTTCTGGTCGGCATTCATCTTGGCCAGCTTTGCAGCCTCATCAACAGCAGCTTGCTTCTCCTTCTCGGCACGAGCAAGACGCTTTTTGACAATATCGTTTACCTGCTCATCGGTGTAGGTATGCTGATCAGAGCTTTCATCAGAACTGTCTTGGCCATTTTCCGAGTCTTGAGCGTTGGTGTCATTGTCACTTTGAGATTCGTTGTTTTGCTGGTTCTCTTGACTACCGTCAGCACCAGTATCTTCAGCAAAAAATTGCAAATTCATCGGCATTAAAATCTTAGGAATCATGTTCAGAACTCCTTCCACAGCTTTTTAGACGGATCAGGCTTGCGTCTTAATTTACCGAAGCTTTTAGAGTCGATCACGCTTGGACTTGATGGCATAAAAATAGCCGCTAGCTGCGGCTTACAGAAATCCTTTACGGCGTTGTGCGTCTCTAGATTGTTTATCAAGCTCGTGTTTGCTCGGCACCGCCAATTTTTCGGCAAGCAATTTACCATCTACCGAACGCCCAGATGGTTCGTACGTTTCTTCGAAAATGTCAGGCTTGCACGGATAGAATTCGCCATGAACTCCCTTGATGATGTAATCGCCAACTTGAGCGGTCATAGCACCTTCAAGTGTTGGAATCTTCAAAACTGGGTTATCTGGATCTTCATATGACACGTTAACCGGATCTAATCTAAGGACATCATTGATCTTAATTAGTGTATCTGGATCGTCAGCAAACTGAATAGCTTCAATCTCAACCGGCTTCTTACGATATTTCATGGTATTTCCTCCTTGACTAGAAACTGTATTCTTGTTTGATGTCGTCCAGTCCGTGCACTTTTGCTACGAGCTTCAGGTCAACCTTTGTAAAATCGCCAGCCCTTGACTCGATGTGCATACCAGTAATCCCGTCAATGCGCGCCCCGTTCAGATAAGGTCCGTCTTCCTTTAACTCGATGAACGCAGCACGAGGCCCTTTTGGCAATTCTACACTGGCGATGCGTTTATCTAATCCTTCATGCACGTTGTATTCGCTAAGGATAGCCGCACCTAGCTCATGGTCTTTTATGGAATTGGCTTCAGCGGCCAAGCCAAGCAGCCGTTTCATAATATCTTCACGTGTTTTCAAGTATTCCGAGTTCATGACAGTACCTCCTTAATTAGTTCTGGGTTCTGTTTTACCAGCATTCTTAATGCATGTGCCAATCCGTCAACCAATTCCTCATCATTGTTTTGCTGGTCAAACCCTCGCTCTTGCAGGATTGCGTGAATAATCTCATGTACTAAAGTAATTTTGACCTCATCCTCAGCCATACCTTCACATACACGGATACTAGCTTTCTTATAACGCGTATCGCCCCAGTAATCGCCTTTTAAGTCTTCGCTGCTTAACTGAAGCTCTTTGTGACTGACCTCCTCAACCTTGTACTCGATATCATCAATCAATACTTTTTCTGGTAGCTTCATCGTTTCCTCCTAATCATCGTCTGATTCAGCGTCTGGTGCATATGCCGCAATGGAACATCGGCAGTTGGGGTGAACTGGAATATCTGGCACATCGTCTACGCGATAAATGCCTCTACCAGCTCTCCCACCTTCTGAAATCTCCTTGCATACTGCACACGCGCTTGGTTCAGCCACCCATTTGCAATAGTCATAGCCGAACTTATTGAAGCTATCTAATTGCGCCTGTGTTTGAATCCGAGCTGACTCAGTACGTGCAATTCGTTCTGTCACATAGCGGTGATTGTTCACCGTTTCTGCCACTTGACCGCGTAGCTTGCGAGCAATCTTTAGTGGGCTCTGTCCCTGAATAGTGGCAGAGGTCAGCAGTTCATCCAGTTCAGCCTTTAGAATGTCTTGGTTGATCCAGATGCGCTGTGAGAAGGTGTAATCTCCCTCTCGTTTGGGGAGCAGCTTGGCTAAATCAGTGTAGCCGCTCTTAGATACAGTCTCTCCAAGGATTCCGGCTTGCCGTTTGATCTCAGATTGATAATCATCGCTCAATTTTGAGATTAAATCGGCGTTCACTTTCATGTGTGCATCAAGCATTTCTTGACCAATCTCACTTTTGAGCATTTCTAAGCGATTAATCCGCATGGTAGCGTTGTATAGCTTGAGACGATCATTGACATCCTTGCTGAAGTCGGAATATTTGAGCGGTTCGCCGTTGTACATCTTTCTAGCATCATCAACAATCGACTTTGCTTCCGCTTGATAAGCTTTAATATCGGTGGCCATTACTGCTTGACGCGCACCGGCCATGCTGTCGTTGCTATATGCGGCATACTTGGCAAGCTCTGAATCAATATCCTTTTGAATGTTGGTTAAAGCTTTGTCAAAATACGTCTGAATTCGGGAATTAAATGTCTCGTCATTTTTAAGGTTCTCGGCAATCCATTTCCGTTCAGCGGCCGTTCGCTTATTCCAGTAGGCAGAATTACTCGCTATCTGTTGTTGAGTCGTTGTTGTCATCATTGCCACCACCATTCAGCAATTTCTGGAAGTCCGGGCTTGACGGACTGTTAGCAGCAGCGTCTTTTGCTTTCTGGGCTGTCTCATCAGCGATGCGTTTCATTTCGGCCTTGGGATCATCGACAAATGATAAGGTGCTGAGCATAGTCTGATCTGATACAAGGCCTTTGAGTTTAGAAGCCGCGTCTGCTTCATCGGTAATGTTCTCCGGAAGATTTCGCGAGAATGCGAAGTTAAGCTTTTGCCAGTCATCAGATTTACTTTCTGGAAGGATTGTCCCAACACTGAACGCGATCTTGTAAAGCGACCGGAGTGACTGTGTGAACTTACGATCTTGATTGGCCGCTAGGTTCCTCATTGGTAGCAATTTGTACTGTAATGCAACGCCTGAGCTATTGCCGCTGAATGCTTCATCGTTCAAGTTTGCAACCATGCTGATCTGGTAGATCATGCTGATGAGGCGGTCAATGAGGTGCTCTTGAATGGCATCGCCATCAGGCTTGGTAAGAAATTCAGCTACGCCTTGAGCAGAATCAGCGTCTGGCGCATAGATGATTTGGTTGCCGTTAAGATCGAGTTTGGGGTTACCATCATCGTCTTCATCAAGTTTCAGACCCTTAAGAACCAAGTACGCATTGTCAAAATACTCATTCTGATTCGCCTTTTGGCTTAGCACCTTGTCTAACGCATTGATGAGCGTCTCGACGTTTTCAAAGATGCCTTGTCGCTCGGTGTTCATGAAGAACTCAACTGCTGGCACTTCGTTAAATGGGTTAAATCCGTCTGTCCCTTCAAGGCGTGTCATATCAAGAGCGTATATGCCGTCTCTCAGGTATACCTTTCCGGTCAACGTTTTATCTTCATCGTGCCAATACATGACAAACGCAATGGCTTTGTGCGCTACCGTGTCATCATAGATGATGAATGAATTGATAGGTGAACTGTATGCAATACACGTATTGCTGTTCTCGTCTTGGTACAAAAAAGCAAGCGCCCGTCCGTAAATGGCTGCTTGCTTGCTGATTTCGCTTAATTTGTCCTGAACGCTGTTCGTATCGTTCCACTCTTGCAACACGGTGTTGTCCTGTGTGTTATCGAGCGTGATCTTCGGTGGAATACCAATGTAAAACCCATTGTAGGTATCCACGATATAGTGAGCCAAGTTGCCAACAAGACGATTGTCTGGCCCATGGTCCTTTTTCGCATCATCAATAATCTGATGCTGACCGAGGTACATTTTCTTTGCTGGAAGGTACTTGTTTTTAGCTAGATCATCATTGGCAGTAATAAACGCATTGATGTCATCGCCAGTTAGCTCTTCATCAGTCGGGAAAATGAACACGTCACCGTCTGTAATTGAGCCTTTCCCTTGAACTGTTAATATGATGGCCACCTCCTTAGAAGTATTTGCTTGTGTTCTTGAACGTATGAGCTGCATTTCTCCGTTTGATTACCTGCATGACAAAATATCTCATGGCGTCCATTGCGTGGTCATGTGCCTTGACCACTTTGTCTTCACCCTTTTGACTGGCCTTGTCATCCCACACATAAGAAGCGAACTCTTTGAACAGATTAGTCAGCCCAGGTGTGAACTTGATCTCACCAGAGTTCATAGCTGTTTGCGTTTCTCTAATGCCGTTTAGCACATCGTTATCAGCTTTAATAACTCGATACCGGCGTTCTCTCAATTTGGTAATAAATGAAGCCGCTGATGGATCAACAATCACTTCACAGCGTATGTCACCGACAAATTGGCTGAAATCCCGAGCGTATTCATCATCTGTCTTCTGTCTGCTGCTATGCCGTCCATCGTAGTAGTACTCTTTGAGACAATACCAAACAGACCCGCATTTACCCCAAAGCAAGAAAGCTGTGGGGTTCTGTGTGCCATAGTCAACACTGACATAGTATCGGCTTGGCTGCTGGCTTGGATTGCTGACCATCTCGTCTTTATTGAAGTTGTCGTAGACAATTCCATCAGCCAGAACCCATTGTCCCAGAATGTATCGCTGGTAGAACACTCCAGAGTACATATGTTCGTACCTGTCAATGACTTCATCGCTCAGGCTAGGATTGTCCGTCATCACGAAATGGAGACGCAATGCGCGTTTTTCGTCCGCTTGATCAATCCAGTCAGTTTTGAACCAGTGATACGGGCCCTCTGGGTTCATATTGAACCAGTATTTGCCGCCAGTTACGGAAACACGTGCTGTCGCTTGATTGACAAACGACTGTGGCATGAGAGCTGCTTCATCAAAGAACATTCCGGCAAGTGTGATCCCTTGAATCAGATCTTGCCTGCTTTCATCTTTACCACCGAATAAGTAGTATAGGTTGGTTCTTCCATCAAGGCTGATTTCAAGCATATTTTCTGAACGCCGATCCACAACTGAGAATCCCACTTGTTGCAATGTTTGTTTGAGTGGCCTGATAACATTTCGACGCAATGATCCAATGGTTTTGCCGGCAATGCCAAATTGCTCGCGGTCAAACACAATCATGCTCCACAGAACATAGCTGATCGACATCGCAAACGTCTTTCCAGAACGCACAGCACCATCAGCAATGATTGTCTGCTTGTCTGGATAGCGGCGCCACCAGTTGATGATGTCTAACTGTTTCCCTTTGAATTGATCAATCGGAGTTGTCATTGACATCACCGCCCTTTGGAATACTCTCATCAATTGCTGCCAAAAGCTTGTTTAGTCCTCCATCTTGGCCTTCTGGTGTGCGATAGGCGCTGGCCTTTGCTTCCATGATGTCAGCCTCAGCTTTTGACTTGCGAACATCAGCCTTAGTTTTCTCAATATCAGTAATGATCTTCGTTAGCTGAGCATTGAGCAGCTCATCATTACCAGGGTAACGCTTTAACAATTCGCGTCCTGCTGCCATGCGGTCTTTGATGCTTGGCTCGTTTTCAACAGCATCTGCACCGTCTGGAGTGCTAACTATAATTGTCTCTTTTGCCTCTCCGCGGAGAACGGTAGTGAAGTATTGAAGCACCTCAGCAGCCTTGGCAATCTTGTCAGACTCGATGTGTTTCATGCGTTCATCGATGGCAGCTTTAATGTTAGGTTTTGTTAGGTTTTCTGCACCTACAAACCTAGCCGTTCTTTTGCTGTATCCTGCTTCTAGTGCCGCTTTGGTGGCATTGCTATCAGCAATATAAGAATCAACGAACTTCTTCTGTTTTGCTGTCAGTCGCATTACATATCACCACACCTTCCTTCCATTAAAAAAGCGGTAGCTAGTTAGCTATCGCTGGTTATAATTCATTAAGCTGTTGTTACTCCTGGATTGTCTTTACTAGGCTGTTTCTTCTTGTCAGCCTTGGTCTTGTCCCGCTGTTTTTTCAACTTGTCCTTGAGGTTCTTATAGACGTCTTTTGGTGACGGCAAGTAGAATGCCACAGTATCCACCCCCTTTTTGACAAGCATACCTTACTTTCAGGATGTGCGTATCCGCCTCGCGTCTTAACTTGATTAGAGCGTGAACGGACAATTTCTCTGTCAATCTTGCCGATGGTCCACGCTTCAACTTTCGGCATGTAAACGCCGTATTTTGTTGTAATCATTTGAGCCATGAAATCACCTCACACATAGTAAATGGCACGAGTATCATGAGCGCTGTATTCGACCAGCTCAAACGTTTTGTGAGCAACCACGCCAATATCATCAGTCCATTTGTCAGTTGGCTTGCGCGTTGATACTTGACGCTGAACGAATCCGCCTAGGTCTTTGCTCATCTCTGAATGCAGATGCCCCGTGAACAGTTCGCGGTTCTGTGCTGTGCCTAGCATGAAGCCGAACTCATCAAGATACTTCGCAAGGTAGTTATTCTTGCCCTTGTCTCCGTGAGTAGCACCAATGAAGTTGTTACCAAGCATAGCGCCTTTGTAATGCTTCAGTGATATATCCCAAGTGATGTTCGGCTGGTTGCTGTAGGCACGTTTCAATAGACGCGCAAACATATATCCAACTGACGGATCATGATTTCCGGCACAATACATGACCTCACACTCATTGGCGTTCTTGATAATTGATTCAATCAACGTCTCGAAGTATTGCTCCATTTCGTTCACAGTCTCGCCTAAGTCGGTTGTTTCGAGCTGTGTGCCTTTTGCTGTGGTTGAGTTGATATTATCCACATGAGCCAGATCACCGCCCATAATGAGCAATATCTTTGCGTAGTGGCCGCGTTGAATGATTTCTAGCTGACGCTTAAGAGATTCGGCATAGACATCAAACGTGTGACCGTTGAAATGTGTATCGAAAGCAGGAATGACCAGATAGCGATCTGATTCCACAAAAATAGGAGCCTTAGCTTGATACGGCTCCTTGTGTGTGATGATGTCATTCATCAATGATTCATATTGTTCTGCTTCAACTAACGGCCTAATTTGTATCTTGCTCTGGAAAAGCGTTGCTTCAGGCTTCTGCTTCCAGTAATTGCTTGTAGCACGTACAAGCTCCCACTTGGCGTAATCATACCCGTGAGCTTCCAAAACCTCTCTAGGCGTCATTTTGTGACCCCTGACAACCTTTAGAATGGTTTCACTGGATTGTGTACCGTCTGAATCGTATTCGTTCTTTAGCGGTTTTTGGAACTCGATACCAAGCCGTCTTGCTTTACCTTGAAGCGCATCATAGCTAATCCCGAGCTTGTCTGCCGTCTCGCGTCTGGTAAAGCCTTCAGAGGCGAGCTTCCTAATGCCACTGATTTGTTCATCTGTCCATTGCATCTACTCGCCTCCTGAAATATAATAATTGTGAGCCACATGCAATCATGTGCTGCTCTTTTCATTTTTATTCCTCAGGCTCTCGGATTTGGCCCCGAGAGCTTTTTTGTTGCTTAAAAAATTTCGATGAGTTAAAATTAAATTGTTCCCAACAGATACTCATTTTCACTCCTCGGTACTACCCTAATCTTCTAGCTCTCGGCCCCCAACCGAGAGCTTTTTTATGTGCCTATTATAAGTATTGTGTTACAATGACTTAGTGAGTTCATTCTCACACTTCAAAAGTGATTGGCCTTCGTTTTCCCAGAGCGAGGGCTTTTTTGTTGCACAAAAATAGCACCTCACCGTTTGGCGGAGTGCTCGGGTAAATAAAAAGACGCCGAAGCGTCTTCTACGGATTTCCTCGTTGCTCTCACGGCATTGTTCAGAATACGTGTTACGGTCTTTAGCTTTTTCATCATGATTGCGTCGTATTGACACTGAGTGTACAAGCCGGGAGAAACTCCAAAATGAAGGACCTTTAGGGTATCCATTTTTGCTATTACGTTAATAGAACGACACTGCATTTCTGGGCACTGTTCTTGGTATGCTTGCGCCTGTTGCTTATCTGCGCACAACAATAGGTTATCAAAAATGGTGTGACTTTTTTGTTTCTGCAAAACGTTTATCCACCTTCCACATAATTGTGGCTGACCCTACATCCGAAAGAAAACTAACAGCTAAGTCGCTAGTCAATCTGCCTGACGTATACTGAACGGTATCCTGAACCCACTTATAGTATCTGTGATATAGTCCTGGGCCAGCATGAAGAAAATCGTTTCTAGACAAATTGTATTCGTGATATTCGCTGTCAAGACTTTTCCTTAGCTCACGAACATCTGTCAGGTCTTCGCGCGTTAATGGTCGATTTCTCTTCATTAGTTCACTCGCGCGCCGGTTATAAGCGTCAATCCTATCTGACAGTTCTTCGATCGTTGGCTCGCTCTTCCTAAAGTTAATCGGTTTCATTTCAATCACCTCAAAAAAATAGTACTCCAGCACGAACTGGAATACTACATTGAGGTGATATCTGCGCTTCATATGTCTGCTGCTCGCTCTTCCAGTGTCAGATGGGGTCATCGCAAGCTGTTAGTCCGGTCGCTAAGCTGGACAATGTGGCATGCGGGAATCGAACCCGCCTGACTATCTCAGCCAGTCCTCATTGCCACGCCTTGCCACAGCTTTATCATCACTGAGGCTCGGAGGAAAAACGCGGTGTCTCAGGTTTCTCACCTTTGGCACAATACCATCATATGACGGAAATCCCGGCAAATAGTCCGCAAAGTGTCCGCAATTAGTCCACAAAGTGTCCACTCTGCTTTTTTACCAAGGAAACTAATGGACACAACTCAGCAAATGCATACAGTGCCCGATTTCTCGCGATATAAAATGCTGATCGTTCCATTTTTAATTTAGCCACAATGGCGTCATTAGTTAGACGCTTGCTCGGTGAGATAATGTATGTTTCCCACAAGATGGTACGATAGTCTTCATCTTCAATGATATTGATTGCATTTTCGCAAGCGTTCAAGTAGTATAGCTCGTCAGCGTGCGATACGAGCTTTTCCTCGGCTTTGTTGCCATAGCTAGGTGACTTGGGCATGCCGTCCATCACGGGACTTCTGAGCGCTATTTTGGTGCGTTGAGCGAGCCGCTTGTGATGCCAGTAGTTCCCCAAGACCTCTTTGGCGTTTTCAATTGTTTTGTCATGATCAATTGGGCTAAAATATCTCGTTGCTCGCACCACTGCGTCCACTCCTTATGGTATAATTAAATTTGTAAAAGTTTGGGGAAACGGCGTGCCTTCGTGGTGCGCTTTTGTTATACTGTTTGTGAAGATGGTGGCTTAAGTTCCATTATTCAAAAGCCATGCATTGCATAAAAGTCCCTGTCTTCCACCCGTCGCTAATCCGGCGGTTTTTTGTTATACTGTCTTCGGAGGCCCACTCCAAATGATTATTACCCTAGGTTCAATTTACACACTGGCCTCCAGAGCGCGTCAACACCCGGCGCGCTTTTTTGATGCTTTTAAATGTACTTTCGACATTTGTGTTTGCTATACTGATTAAGGAGGCAGCCTCTATTGTGGCGAAATTCATTACTTACATCTCTTAGCTTAATCTGCCTCCAGCGCGTCCTTCATCAGACGCGCTTTTTGTTTACCTGAACTGGAAGGCAGCAAGCCATTGTTCAATCGTGGCAGTGGCCGCCTTGAAGACTGGATAAAGTGCTTTTGCAAGTACGTCCATTGTTCGCTCATGTTTCCTGCGTTCATACCTAATGCGCGCTCGCATGACTGCTCGATGCCGATCATTCATTTATTTTCCTCTTTTCCAGTTAGCCCACATCCACATTGCAGCACCTGAGATTAGCAGCATGACGGCAATCATCTGTTTCATCTCGCACCTCCCTGATTGCATCCGCGATGTCCCAAAGTTCAATCAATATTGCAAGTAGCATTAGGAAAATAAACGTTTTGTAAAAACCGAATTTCATATATTTTTCAGGCAAAAACGAAGATGCCAATGCTAATATGAAACTAAGCCATGACATGAAACGGTAACGCCCATTTTTCATTGTTTTCCCTCCAGTAGCTGTTTGTCCTCAAAGATGTTACCAATGACCTCACGACTTGTGATCTCGCTGAAAAGGTCAACTGTCTCTTGCTTTTTCTCATTTTCGATTAGCCACGATCCTTCCCGCATGATTACTTGCCCAATCATCGGCTCCGGATCACCAATGTTGTCTTTACCGGTGCGAACGATATCGCCTTCGTAGATTTCCCGCCCGTTCTTGTCGTGCAGGCCAACGTACTGCATAATCTCGAACTGACCCGGATCGCCATCATTGCCCGATTTTGGCCCTGCTTCTCGGCCTGCATCAATCCAGCAAATTTCGCCATCGCAAAACTCGAAATTATCAGGGATCATCATTGTATCTGTGTTATGGTCCCACGCTCTGAACTTAATCTCTCGTTTCATTTCTCCGCCTCCTCGCCGCAGTAGTCTAATAATGCATTAATGTTGCAGGCTTCCACCTCACGCCATTTAGCACAAATAATCTCAACAAATTTAGTTGGATCATAATTGTAAAGGCGATCAAATGCGTCTATGTCTTTGTCCTCAACTAGATACTTTGGCTTATTTTCAAGTGAATCAATCAAGTCTTCTAAATTGCTATAGCCATCCATGAAGTCAGCAAGAATATATTTTCCAAGTGCGCTTTGAACAGTTGAAGCGTCTTTTTCCGCATCGTATTTCTTCATTTCTCCGCCTCCAATTTTTGCTTGTTCTTTCTTACGAACTCGTCAATTTTTTGTTGTTCCATCGCAATTCTTCGATATGGTAGATTTGGCTCATGCACAAAAGCTCACCTATGAATTCATCAAGAGAAGACTTCATTCGGCCAACTTTTATTCCAGCTTGATAAAGCTTGTACGCCTGAATATAGAACCCACGTTGCGTATAAACTCCATGCTTCGCTTCAAACCTTCGTTCTGCCCCAAAACTTGTTTTCCACCTGTTGTTAGCCATGATCCGCCTCCAGTTTCACGATTTCGCCGGTTTCTTCAACGCGCCAGACACCTAGCACCCATGCACTGGCAAAGTCGTTTTGCAACTTGAGCCATTTATCTTTATTTTTATCAGTGTATCCGCCCCAAACACGAAAAGTTTTAGCAACTTCGATTGGTGTAGTCTCATCGCCCAGCGCAAAAGACAAGGAATCATCATTTGCCTTACATTGCTTTATCCAATCGCTTTGGGCTTTCGGAATCACCGGCAGATTATCTGGCAAGGCGCCAGCATAACGGTCTAGCAATTTCTTACAATAGTCATCAGGAGCGCCGTCCATAACATGTAAGGTGTCTACAGTGTCTTCGAACACGTCCCGCTTCGTCTCAATCGTCATAACTAGTTACCTCCCCTGTTTCTTCAACTACCCATAGACCACGGCTCCACGCTTCCGCAAATAGGGTCTCATTATCATTTATCCATTCACTAACCTTACTTGATGGCAAAGCATCCTGATTTGCCCAAGCTAACTCGTCAAGCAAGCTATTCTTGCCATATCCATCCTTAATTTCCTTAGACACACATTCTAGGATAGTTGGCAGATCATCTGGCAAGGCATTGTCATAGTCTTTCAGATAGGCTTGTTTGTCTTCGTTAGTAAGTTCATCGCCAAGTCCTTCACCGTCCAAGGCAATGTATGCATTTGCTAGGTCTTCGAGTAAGTCATTGAATACGTCCCGCTTCGTCTCTGTCATAGCTTCCTCCCACAAATTGGGCAATAGCTAATTGCCTTATCCAAAACGACTGATACTTCTCTGAACCGGTTCATTTGTGTGACGCACAACTTTGGGTGCTGGTCTTCTGGTGATTTGATTCGTGCCTTTACCCGTCTGTACAATTTGTGTTTGCGGATAAAATCGAAATATTCTGTCTTGTCTGACATGGCCTTGCCATAGTGTGCATGCTTTGATTGTGGGTCGGTTTCATGACAATATGGGCAATTTTTCTGCTTGTCAGTTTCATCTGGCAAGGCGTCAGCATAGCTTTTTTCTATTTTTCCAAAAATATCGTAACCATCATTATCTAAGATAACTGGTTCTTCATGTGTTAATGCCATTGAGTTCCTATACATTTTTAGCAGCTCATCGAACACTTCCCGCTTCGTCTCATTGCTCATCGTCAGTCACCTCCACCGGATTAATTGCCTTTACCCAAGCTGGAGCCGTCTCTAGTTCCTTCTGGGTAACTGTAAAGTGCAGGTATGATGGGTCTGTCTCACATTCGTCTGTTAGCCAGCGTCCTTTGTAGCAATACGCATATAGTTGGAAATTGTCGTTGTCATCGTTCTCTTCCAGTGTTCCGTCCATGGGCAGAAGATATTTCTTCTCCTTTTTTACGGTGTAGCCGTTGACTAAAGCATTCATCAGCAGGCTTTCCTCGCCATTATATTCATCAGTACGGGCAGAAATATAGGTTGCTGGGATGTCACTTACACGCGCTGTATCAACGATTTCGGCTTGTTCCTCGGTTAGGACTACCTTTTCAGGCTCCTCAACGAACGTGACAACGTGACCGCTATAATTTTTAGCCCACTCAAGCGCGAGAGCTCTGCTTTTGGTAGCAGTTCCTGAATTATCGTCCCAACAAGGTGTAATATCCATTAACAAGTATTTGCCTTCATCATCCTTTACCGCGTACAGTTTTTCTTCGCTCATTTTTCGTCCTCCAGCTTGTGTAAGATGTTCATGCTGTGAATGTGTGCCAGCGTATCATCAAGTTCCTCTTGCGAATGGATTAATGGAATGCTGTATCTACCATTTTCTCCCTTGTATTCTTCTGGAATATGATGGCCAATGTCATATGCTGTGTGACAACGACCATCTGGTACACCATTTAGCACGAAGACTGCAATGTCATTTGACAGTTCCCATTCAACAATCATCAAGTTAGGAATCTTAAGGATTTCCCGTGCGTAATTGCAAAGCATGATATTGTACTTCCGGAAGTTTTCATGATCATTGTCAACTAAGCAGTTGCGCGTAACCATCGCTAACTGATACAGTCCTTGATTCCAATCATAATGGTCATGCGGCAATGCAAATGCTGCTGTTACTTTCATTTTTCGTCCTCCTGTTTGATTGGCACTAGCTTGTAGTCGTGCCCTTCGTACATGACGCCTACGATCTTGCCAGTCTCTTTGCTGACGTAGATGTCATCGAATGTATTGTCTCCAGTTTTCATCGGTCGGCCTCCTTTACTGCTGCTAATTTCTGAATGACTTCGTTGTATCTTGCGGGTATCTCTGTTGATTCAATGTGATTTTGTTCAGGCTCTAGCCATTGTCGAATATCAAATTCTTGTTCAACGTCTTTGCTATGCGGCATCACATTCACTGTGCTGAAATGCAAATAGTCGTCTTCATCGTTTTGAATGAAATATACTTGTCTAGCAGCACGTGTCAGACTGTCACCATGAACAATTGTTGCGTTCATTCCGCGAATGGCACAATTGAATATCAAAAACGGCAACGTGCTATCGCCAAGCTCTTCAAGGTGATAAAAATACATGCTTGGCCGATAGTCCCACGGCTTGTGCTTCAAACGGTCCTGTTGCCATCGTTGAATCATCATTGAGCCAGTCCCAGCAGCAACCTCGTAATACTCGCTACTGTCATGCGAGCCTACCAGCATGTTCACGAGCTTGCTGATACTCTCCGGGGTGAAATCTTGTTTCTTGTCTTTACGATCAGCTTGAACACTCATGAAATATTCTGAGAACCAGTCATGTGATACGTCTGTGCTGACATCTAGGAATTGCTTAAAAAGCTCGTTACGCTTTTGCTGATCCATGACAATCTTCATCAACGCTGCTGGTGCCTGCTGTGCCTCACGAACGCCCAACAGTCTGTGAACGACATCTGCTGTGAATTTGGTCGTCATTCGTGTTCCTCTCATTTCGCGCTGACTGACTTCACAGCCTGATCGGAATAGTCCTTGATGCTCTGTGCGTCTTTTATTGCCTGTGACAAGTCATTGTTTGCCTGTTTGGCGGCTTCTAACTTAGATTTAAGGTCATTGATTGTCTGCTGCTTAGCGTCGACCTCCGCCTGTTTCTGGGCGACTGCTTGCTGGCCTTCAACGATCTTTTGCTGAATCTGTGCGTCCTTGCTTGCCATATCGTTGTCGTATTGCTGTTTGAGTGCCGCATACTGTGCCTGCGCGTCAGACAACTGATGTTGTAAATCTGACAAGCTAGATTGTGAAGCGTTGATCTTATTCATCAACTTGTCGATATTATTTTTTGTCTCCACGATGTTCTGGTGACCTTGCCAAACATTGTCGGCAATGGCGGTTGCACCGGCCCCAAACATAAGTCCTGCCAAAACAGTTACTGTAAATGTCAATTTTTTATTCATGATTTTTTCTCCTTAATCGATCTCTTCTACTTCAACTCTCGGGTTAGTTTTGTCAATAAAGAACCGATCTCGCAGTTCTACAATGTGATCCCAGTTGTCGTTTTCTAAAAATTCAGCCTTTTGCATGCCGTCGAAGATAAACTTGTGCTGAAACGCGATGTTGTCCGGGTCTGTTCGCTTGTCATACCAGTACCAGTCGAAACTTAGAGGTTTCCCCCATTGAAATTTCACGCCCTGATTCATCGCTCTTCTCACAGCCAACATTACTGTTTCCGTTGCTTGTTTCTTGACTTTTGCTCCGCCGAACATGTTGCCTCGTTCAACCTTGATGTACTGGTTAAGAGTCATGAGGGGCAATGGAATAATAATCCTGTTCACGCTGGCTTCACGTCCTTCAGATAGTATTGACGTTGCTTGCCATCAACCATCTCAACCGTTGTGATTAGCTCTTTGGGTGTCTTGCCATCAAAAGCAACTGGCTTGTTGATGTCTTGACTTGCACCTCTGGCGTTGTATCGCTCGATTCTGATGATTCGTGCCACACCGCCGAGATCACGCACGCCCATGAATACTCGATCAGGCACCACAACCAGATCACCGACGTTCACTGTTGATTTAATTGCTTGCATTTAGAATGCCTCCTGTTTAATGCTCGGTTTCATTGAAAAATCCAGTGTTGCGAAATGCTTAGCTAGCCACAATAAACGCAGCAAGCTCCCCGATACGCCACCGTCAGCACAGATACTCTCTGACGCTTCGCAAATCATGCGCGTATCAGCGTGAATAACAGCGCCTAAAAGTACGATGATGTCTTGCCACTGTGCTTCGGTAACGTCTAGGTAGCCTTGATCATAATCGCTTTCAATGTCAGCTATCGTTTGATTCAAGGACGCTTCGTAGGCCCGCAAATGCTTGTCCAAATGCTGCAAAGCTCTATTTGTCATTTCTTCGGCTGTCACGGTCTTTTCCCCCTTACGTCCGTTAACTTTTCAAAATTTAATGTGCAGTCTTTTGATTTTGGAATAATTCGACTGATGAGTTTAGTGTTGTACATGTGCTCAAGCTCGCTCATCTCGTTGTTCGTTGTGATGATTGTTGATAGACGAGGCTTGTTTTCTGCAAAATCAAGGCGGGCATTTGCAACGCGATACATCAGCTCTTGCATGTCACGTCTCACTGGCTTGATGTCGAGTTTCATGCCGCCTTCTGTCCCGAAGTCGTCCAACAACAGTACGTCAGCCTCTTTCATTGCCCGCTCAATGCCTGCCAAGCGCTTGCGAACGTCTGGTGCATCGTATTGCAAGCCCATTAGGTTACTTAGCTCTGCTGTTGAGATAAACAGTCCCGACTGGCCTTGATCGCGCAAGCTGGTTAGCATCGCTAAGGCCAAGGACGTTTTACCCGTCCCACGCGGTCCAAACAGAACCACGTTCTTAGGCACTTCCACCATTTGCTTAGTCAGCTTGTATGCACGATTCCCCAGATTCCTAGAGCTTTGCTGATCCGTTTGTAATTCTGGCCGCCATTTGTCGAACGTAAACTTAGCCGGAACGTTTCCGGGGAAGACTGAGTAGCGATAAATGGCGCGTGCCTTTTTACGGTTCAGAGTGGCCATAGAGCGTTCGTAGAAGCGGCGCTCGATCTCGGCCTGAGTTGGCAGTTTGCTAACGTCCATTCCTCGCTTTTCGATTATTTTTTGCACGTCCGCATGTGTGAATAGGCCTTTAGTCGACTCCATATCCCCAGTTCTCCTTTTTCGGTTCGGTGTGCGGCGTTCGGTTTGGCTGGCGTTCACTATCGTTTGCTTCGACAGCAGCAACCGTGAGAAGACGCTTGCTTTCCCAGTTTTTTAAGATGCCGTTGACGTACTTGTAGTTTCTGACATTGCTTTCAACTGCAGTCCGTAGCGCATTTAGAACTAGCTTCTCAGGTTCAGGCGATCCTGCTTTTCGCATGTCGTCAACCCAATCAACAAGGCTTTCTCTGGTGAACGGTGATAGTTGTCCAAACCCGTTGCCTTCCCAGAAATTGCAAATATCAAGAATTGATGATGACGACGATGACGGTTCTTCAGCAGGACTCTCTGCTGCCTTTACTGGAGCAGTAGTATGTTGTCGTTTAGTTTTGTCTAGTTTAGTCTCGTCTTGTTTAGTGTATGTGCTACTGTGTTGCCTACTAGGTTGTAAACTACCTTGTAAACTGTGTTGCCTACTAGGTTGCCTACTGTGTTGCCTACTATTTGACACACTGCCATCAGCTTGACTACTAGGTTGCCTACTATCTGACGTACTAAGTTTTCGTGAAATATCGATGACTGAGTAGGTCGTTGCCTTAACACCGTTAGTTTGAAAATCTATCAGCCCTGACTGCTTTAGCGCGTTGCGGGCTTTGACGATGCCCTGACGGCTTAAACCAGTCAACGTTTCGAGTGTTCGATTCGGCATATTGAATTCGCTTGGCCAGCCTAGCTGGTTACATTGGTAAACCAGCCCATGCCATAATGCTATCTGTCCTGTGCTTAGCGGATTAACGCTTTGCTGAATGTAGAACTCTCGAATTAGCTTGAATAAATCCATGCGGTGAGTCACCTCCTGCTGTTCTTAATGGGCCTCACACCCATCCGTATGGATACGCCATATCGTCTAATTTATTAGAAGGAAAATGGTGGTTCATCCGCATCGCTTGGAGCTGGCGGCATTCCATTGTAGGATCCGGCCTGGCGCTGATTGGTTGATGGTGGGGTTTGACGTTGTGTCTGGGTTTGTTGTGATTCCGATTGCTGGCTAGATTGCTGATGTTGCGTCGGTGCTTGAGGTTGTGGTGCCTGATTATTTTGACCGTGCAGGATCATTGCAACCGCTTGGCGCATTGAGGCATCCTTTGCATTCTTTTCAAGCCATTCCAGGTAACTGCGGTCACTTTGGACAACGTCGCCTATGGTTCGGCCTTTATATTTTCCGAATGTAATCTTCATAGTATTGGCATCGCCATTGTTCATGGTTTCGGTAGTCTCACGCTGGTTGAAATCCTTCATGTCCTCAACGTCTTGCGTGAAAACATTAGATAGTGATCCAACAGTCAATGTTGCATCAACTTGTGCACGTTTCTTAGCCATCTTCAACACCGTGTTTTGCAAAGTATACGGATCTTGGTAACTGACTCCGTCCCACGGGTCTTTTTTATGAGTCTGTTTGTTAAAGTTGTTCTTCCGATACCGTGTTTCTTTTGTGTTTGCGGCACCCAACCCTTGTGTAATTAGATCAGACCCATGATAGAGACTAGCTTGAACGGTATAAGCAAAGAAGCCTCGGTCAAAGTCTTCAACTTTATCCACCACTTGGTACTCACTTTTTAGGCCAAGCAACATTAAGATCTTCTCTGCTCCCGGCTTTAACAAAGTAGGTTTCTGTGTTCCAGGAATAACGCCATAATCTTGATCTTTTTTCAGTTGGCTGTTGATGAGGCCTTGGAATTGATTAATGGCAGCAATTTCCTTAGTTGCTTGGCCTTGATCTACAGACATAATCAGCCCCATTGATGAAGTTTCATTTGGCTGTCGTTCTTGAATTTCTTGCATGATTAAACCTCCTTGAGTGATTCATACTTGATTTTGTTGTCATCCATGTATCTGGCTAATGCCCACATTTGTTTTTCAGTTGCGGTAACGCGCATTGCACGTGTGAACTTCGGTTCGACAATCTCACCCGTCGTCAAATCAATATTGGTTTGTCCAGTATTTGTTTCAACAGTTGCCCGGTTTAGCTTAGCGATCGCATCAGCAGATTCTTTGATTTTGGCTTGTCGATCCTGTTCCTGCTTGCGCTTCATCGCAGCAGAATCGATCTGCAACCGAATTGCGTCAAAGCCTTGTCCCTGTTCGACCAAGGCAGTCCATCCTTCTGGGTCAAAGCCGGATTGTTTGGCATATGCAGTGGTCGCATCACGATCTGCTTTGATTCGACGCTTCTCGTTTTGAAGCCAACCCATGCGATCACCAATCAGTTTGGTGAGCTTTGCTTTTGAAATCTTATTGAGCCACTCGTTCTCTATTTCGATCTCGCTAGGAATCAGATCATAATTTGGGGCCATCTCGGAAATAAGTGCAATTGCTTCATTGCGGCGTTCCTCGCGTTCCTGATCTTCGATGGCTTTCACCTTGTCGTTCAGTGGACTGACCGTGTTATCAATTAATCCTGTTAGCGTTTTAACCTTGGTTTCAAAATCCTTGAGAGGTGCCTCATAGTCCTTTTTAATTTCCTTGCGGCGAGAATCAACAGCTTTGCGCAAGGATCGCAATTCAGCGATAGAATGCTTGATGTCGGTTTTTGTGTCAGGAGTAACCGCCAAGCTTTCATACTTAGTAAGTCGCTCTTCTATGTGAGCCTTAAGTTCTTCAAAATTGTGAAATGTGATTTTTGGTTTCTCATAGTCCACCCGATAAGTCAGGGTATCCGCTGTTGCAATGCCATTATTCATAGTCAAGCTTCCTTTCATCATTAGCAGCAATGGCAACGCCACTAAGCTGAACCAAGATGTATTTACGGATTTCTTTTGGATCATCTTTGATGTTGTCACCCTCAGGTCCAACATTGGTGATGACACTTTCGTCAAAAGGAATTGGCTTCCCTTTCCAATCAAGCATGGTCATCAACCGCCTTCCGTGATAAACTTAAGCTATAATTTAATGTGTTAAGTTTTTGACTTCCCGTAGTTGGCGCTGCGGGATTTTTTTGTGCGCATTTGTTGAGCATCCGTTGACTAAGTTCGAACATCCAAAGCCAACCGCTATCTCCGTGGCTCTTGTAAATCACGTTCTCGGCTTGATCATGAATGTCTTGCCAATATGCCTTCGTATCACGCATATTTCTTCCTCCTAACGTGTCCATTGTTTCCAACCTCCTACTGCTGTGGCACCGATCATGATGCCAGCCATAGCTACAAGAAGATACTTCCAAAAGGCTGATGTTGGGTCGAACAGCACTGACATGATTGCTTCTAACATTTGTTAGGCCTCCTATTGTCGTGCAAACCAACGCTCCATCTTCTCAGGCTCAACTCGCTGTGTTTTACCTGGCCCAACGAATGGAGCACCACGCTTCTTCCAACGGCTCACTGTCGCGGCAGAAACCTGATAGTGTGCCATGACATCTTTTGGCGTCCAATAAACTTTGGGCTTAAAGGGCTTGCGTGTCCTTTGCGGCTTACTAGGATCGATCAGTGTGAATCCTTGTTCCATGCCTGCTCATCCTTCCTCATATAATGAAGTTTCTGGTAATGCGGGAGCCTTTCGCTGAAAAGATCCATGATTGAGATGCCTAGCATTTCGCAAATAGCATTTAATTCGGTTAGATCTGCGACTGTGCTATCAAGTTTCTCGAATGCGTATGCTTTCAAGTTTTTAGCGTCATCGCGTGTAAAGCTGGGATCGTTAGCAAGACCCTCAATGTCGTGCTTGATGAAAGCAGCCTTCTCTTCGTCTTCTTCTCGTTTATCGGTGAATAAAAGCCCCCTTAGATCGTGGTATATTCCGTCACCGCTAAACAGCTTAGGGATTCCTAGAAACAAGTTAGCCAATTCATAGCTTAGTTCGCTGTCATTCATCGAATTGGCAATGTCAGTAGCCTCATTTGCTCTAATGGGAGTTCCATGAAAATAGTTGTTGATCGTCGAGCGCCCTAATTTTGCTGCATAAGCGATCACCTTCTGTGGCGTATTGGTTCTAGTAGCGAACCTATTCAAAGGGCTACTAATTGTTGCTTTCATACGTTCCACTTCCTTTAAAAGATGAAATATTGGTGGATATTGATTCATGCTATAGAGGGCTATGATTAACCCATAGCAAGTTGATCAGCGTCTTCAGCTAGCCATTCGTAAACGTGGCCCTTCAACTGCTCGTCCGGCATTTGTTCGAATGCAAAGGCCGGAACCTCTGGGTAGATGCGGGTCAAAAAATCAATGATTGCTTCGCGTGTCATATGGCTCACCTCCTTAACTTGAAAACTGAATATTGTGTGATTGCCTCCCGCCGAGTGAGATAATTGCATCGAAGGGAGGTGAATAAATTGGCAATGTTTACGCGCGCTAGCTTAACTTGCTCACAATGTGGTAAATCTTTTCCTCTAAATCTAAATGTAAAACCACAGGCAATCCGTTGCCCGTTTTGCCAGAAGGAAATGGCTTCTGACATGATTGAAGATGTCTATACCGCTGCCGGTTATGTGAGCGATATTAACTACCATTTTAGAAAATACCTGAATGAACGTGACGAGCCGGAATTCAGGCTTTCTGTGTGGGAAGAAGAAATCCACTATCCGTATGAAGATACTGAATAACGTCCGTTAGCTGTGTTAACGTAATGTTCTCGGTTTCTATCAGCTTTTCCACGGCAGCAATCACTTTCTCGAGCTTCTCTTGCCCGAGTTCCTTAGTGAGAAACTGCCGTTTTTTATTTAAGATGTCATGCTTTTTGAGGATATTCATTTGACTGCCTCCTTTCGCTGGGCGGGAATGTGTTTACTTAAAGTTGACTGATATTCCAAAAAAATAAGATCCGGCTTCGTTTTTAATGCAATGGCAATTTTGAATGCCAATTCATAGCTAACACGGCGTTCTCCGCGTTCGATCAATGAATAATATCCTTTGCTAATGCCAATCATATTTGAAATATCTTGCATTGTAAGATGAAATTCCTTGCGGCGTTCTTTCAGCTTTTCGTTCAAATGATCACCTCCTAATCAACTTTATGTAAACACTATAATCTACAATTAGTAAACTGTCAACTAAAAAAGTGAACTTTTTTTAAACTTTGTTGAGTTTACAATTTGTATACACTATTCTATTCCTATGAGGTGATATGATGAGCTTCGGAGAAAGACTAAGAGAACTTAGAAACGAAAAGAAGATGACACAATCTGATGTCGGGAAAATTATAAATGTAAGCAAAGCGTCTGTCTCTTTATATGAAAAGAACGAAAGAACACCTGACCAAGATTCTATTAAGAAACTGGCTCGTTACTTTAACGTTTCTACTGATTTTTTGCTTGGAGTTACTGACGTTCGCTCAAAACCGGAGCAAATAGACATATCAGATTCAAAAAATGATACCATCATGACCTTTGAAGGACGTCCCATTCCGCCTGAAGATCTTGAGATAATCAAGAGACTTCTTCGAGGTGGCAAACATGATGACTGAATTTACCAGCGAGATGCTGAGAGAAGTTTTAAACTACGGATTTGACCGTGGAGTCGGGGCTGAGCTGACATATAAGCTAAAACCATACACTCCGTCAGTTTCTAATCCTGAAACGCGTTGGATTGCGGTTAATATGAATTGGCATGAACCAAAACAATTGCCCTATCAAGCGGCACACGAAATAATGCACGTTCTACACCAAGATCCAGCTTGTCTGTATTTCTATTCAGCATCAAAGAATAGCATTGAAGGTGAAGCTAACATTGGGGGAATCCGCATACTCGTTCCTTTATATTTTGTTGATATTGATAAAGAAGACGCCAATCTGAATCAATTTATGAAAGCGTTTGACATTCCGGCGCCAATGGAGGATGTTGCAAAAGAAACAATTACGGAGTTTTATTCATTCTGAATTGTTCCGATTGGCTATTTGTTGCAAAACACGCGCACTTAAGGGGAGACATTAATATGGGATTGGGTCAGTGGTTTAAGAACAATTGGAATGCCAGTCTAATTCTTAAAAAGTATAAAGATGGGGAAAAAGTAACACCGGAAGAAGTTGAATTATTCAAAAAGGCATATTCTGGAAGAACACCGTCAGAACAAGTCGCACACGAAAAAAAACAGCAAGCAGAAAAAAATGCTCGAAGAGTTGCACGCGATGAAGAGGTGCTAGCAAAGCAGGAAGCTGAAAAGCAAAAAAATATCACTGACCCAAAATGGACGTTCAATGCAAATCGCTCTGCATACCCTTTAAAGCTAGACACGCAGAGAAATACATGGCGTATAGGAGATCATGGAAGCATTTATCTTTGTTCCGATTTATTGTCTTTTCAGTTAAAAGAAAATGACTCTATGATAGCACAAGGCACATCATCGTTCGGAGGATTTGTCGGTGGAAATATTGCAGGAGGAGCGGCAGGCATAACGAGCTCTTTTTCCGGAAAGCAGCGAATCAACCATACAGTTTCACGAATGGAGATATTTATAAACGTCAAAGGAACTGTTCGAAATACAAGGACCATTAGCATTTATAAAGGATCTCCGTTAGACGTGACTTCACGTGCCTACCGAAGCTATTTTAAAAAGGCTCAAGGAATTATATCTATACTAGAGGATATAGCGCGTCGCGGAATTAGCACTCCACAATGAATGTTTAGTAAGGGCAACATGATCGAAAAGCTAAATTCGGCATATTAGCTTTTATGAAATGCTGCATTTTTTGGAGGATTATTTTATGGGAAAGAAATCGATAGCTTTTATAATGACTATGTTGATGGCAATTTTATTGATTGCCTGTGGAAGCAATGCAGCTAAAAAAGCTGACTACACTGCAAACACAGCCGAAGCAGCTCTTAACTCGGGAAAGAATATCGATGGTAAGACGATTGAATTCAAAGCGGAAAAGGTCATTCCAAATGGAGAACTTGGTCATACGATTTGGGCTGGGAAACATCTTAATTTTATTAGTAGTGAGAACCCCAGAATTTCGGTTGAGAAGGGTGAAATCTTAACTGCTAAAGTAAAAAAAGCTAAAAGTGTATTGGGTTCTTGGCTTATCACGTATTCAGATCTGACAAAAAAGTGACTTTTGAGAGCCTATATTTCGGTTGAAAGAAATGAAAAAATCAGTCCAAATACTGACGACTATAAAAGCTGTGAGTTAGGGGGACGTGTCATGGGACTGTTTGACCGCTTTAAGAAACTGGTTGTCGGTAATTCGAGCGAAACGCTTCCTACACAGCCGGCTGTAAACATAAAGAAACACAGCCAACCAATGCAACAGCACGGAATTACGACTCAAGTAATTCATAACATCCCGACCGAAGTTGCTGAATTAATGTGGTTTTTCGATGGACCGATGAAAAACCTTGACGCTGAAACAGAAGAGCCATCCGGAATTTCTTTTCGATTACCTGTCAAAAAGGCTAGTGCGCCAACGAGAATGGGTTACTGGCCGTCATACCATAAGATGTCACCCACTGAGCGATATAGCTATCTAAACTGGCTAACAAACGTTGATCAGCCTATTGATATCGGCTATGTCTTTGTTTTCTTTTATGGTCTTGAGCGCATGATTGCAACACCGAAACATGATGCTGCAGTGAAGATGATTCATCGGCTAAAGGAGCACCACAACGAAAGCGGGTCATTCTCATCCTATTCAGATGAAGCACTTGCGTACGCCGCGTTACTTTATCACGATCCTACCCCACTACAATATATCCGCGGAACTAACACATCGATGTTGATACTATCGAAGGCAACCTTCGATCATCGGTTAACTGCTGATGAAATCATGTCAAGTTCACGCGGGTTCGGATGGGACAACACTAGATACATTAAAAATGAACATGAACTTTTTGAGCATAATCTTCTTGTTTGTCTACAAAATTTGTACAAACAGGACTACTATCCGATTCCAAATCAACTAGATCAAGTCCCACGTACTCAGTTGCATCTTGCCAATCTATCGATTGCAACTGATGAACGAGTTATCGATTTAGGCATAATTGATGGCTATCATTGGACAACCACTATGCGTATCCCCAAACGAATAGATATCCCCGACTTTTCTCAATCGAAGATTATTTCTAGAGATATTCAGCAATTGCTCAAAATAGCGCACGAAAAAACCAAAGAAGATCTAGCTAAGATGAGAAAGAACGGTGAACGCCCAAAGGCTGCCGCTAAGAAACCTTCTCGCAAAAAACGGATAAATCCTGATACAGGCTATCCCCTTTCGACTGAAAAATCAATTGCGTGTGCTCGTGAACTATATAAATCTACAATTGCCGTTCACCCACAGCAGCTCACTGGTAATCCAGACTATGATGAGGAAATGAGAATAGTCGATCACGTCTTGCCACACTACCGCCTTGGTGATCTACAGTACAAGCTTGGTGAGTGGAAGGAAGCAGAAACAGAATGGATTTCAATTCTTGACTTAATGGGTGCTCTTGCCGCGGAAAAGCTGGCTATTATGTACCACAAACAACATCGGTACAAGGATGAAATGGAAATACTATCTGCTGGCATGAAAGTTTCTCAGCGTAGTAAGGTCTATTCAATACCCGACAAGTTTGCCGATCGTTTGATTGCGGCTAGTGAATTCTACGTGAAACATTCTACTGAGGATGAATCAGAGACTTTTCATTCGGCCAGCGGGCACAAAAATAGCCCCGGTGGCGAGGGCTGAGGAGGTGGAACATGAAAACTGATAGTCACCGTAAGATCTACACAAATGGTGCAAGTAGTCTAATGCTCCCTGCGTCGTTATATCAAAAAGGCATAGAGAATATGGCTGAAGGTATTAGCTCAAGCATTAAAGGCGCACTTGATATGGATCAAGCTGCTTTGAGCGGATACACAATACTGAAGTCTATGTCTGACTCTCTTACACCCACAATTGAAGGAATTACGCATCTATACCCTAACATTGATCTGATGAAGAGAACCGCTGATATTATGCCGACATCAGCAATAGTATCGCGGTCCTTTGCTAATCTCTTAAAAACATTAGGAGAAAACGCTGATGTTGCTTCTAGGCTTCAGCTAAAAGCTACAAAAAGCCTTGATTGGATACGAATAAGCATGGCTGTCGGAAAAATTGATTTCCGAACGTCAGCATTAGTACAAAGTTTTTCAGAGACGCTCAATAGTAATATGGGAATTGAGCCTCCCCTCACAAGATCCTCAGAAGAAGCATACTTGAAAAAGGCTTCACTCGAAAACCCGTCCCATACTCCCAATAAATCTGTACGTGTAACGGCGAGTGATAGGTATAATGAGAATGGCAATATCAATCGTCATCACAATAACAAGCCATTCACGCATCGAGAACACACCGTTGTAAATACCGAGTTTGCCGAGAAGCCAGGCCAGGCCCAACAACCAGCCCGTAGTAATGCCAATCAAGCAGTTGGAAGCATAGATGAACTTTATAATATGCACAACATAACGCCTTCCTTTTTATTTTTAACTTTTATACCTGGAATTTTACAATATTTGAGCTACTTTGGCGTTGATCCCGCATACATTAACCAAGTGTTTACCGGAATTATTAAGTACATTGGAGAGCACTACAATCCTAGATTGCAATAA